ATCCTGCTGTTCGTCGGCGGTTTCGCTGCGAGCCTCAAGTTCCTGCTCTACGTCGGCATCGTGCTGCTGATCATCGCGGTCATCGCGTGGCTGCTGCGGACGCTCACCGGACGCCGGGGCTGACCCGAACCGACGGTTCTGCTCCCGAGGCCCTCACCCGCTAGCCTTGCGGGTGAGGGCCTCTAGCTCAGTTGGTAGAGCACCGGACTTTTAATCCGAGGGTCGTGGGTTCGAGCCCCACGGGGCCCACAGGAGAAACCCCCGGTCAGGTCCTGTCAAGACCTGCCGGGGGTTCTGTGGATAACGGGGTCGGGGGGCAAGCGGGGGGCAGTCGCCGTCACGCACCCGCGATACTGGGGGCGTGACGACTGTGCGTGGAACCATCCGCTCGACCGAGACCCGCAAGGCGGAGGCGAGCGGCAACTCTGCCGGCGAAGCCCGCGCTGCCGCGATCGGTCAGCTCGACCTCGACGGCTTCGAGCTGCTGCAGGCGACGACCGTCACGAGCAAGGCCACCGGCGAGGCGACGATCCGCGCTGTAGCCCGCTCGACCGCCGCCCGACCGCACGAGGCCACCGGCCCGAGCTACGAGGCCGCCCGCCAGGCGTTCCTGTCGTCCGTGCCCGAGGGGTGGCAGGCGCATGACCTCCGCACCCACGCATGACAGCGACGCCCGCCAGGCGGTCACCTGGCGGGCGTCATCGTGGTGCTGGGCTCAGAGGCCGAGGAGCTTCCGCTTCGCCGCGGCGTACTCCTCGTCTGTCAGTATGCCGTCGAACCGAAGAGCGGCAAGTCGCTTAAGTCCTTCTTCGGTCTGCTGGCCAACCCCAGACTCGAGATCTGTACCGTCTTGCTCCCCCGTTGAGGCCGGCTGGTATTGGGCCGGGGGGCGACTCCAAACGTGACCGTCCTTCGGGAAAAGGTACCTCGCTACGATCACCACGATGCCGATCACCTCAACGACTGTGGCGGAGAGCCAGCCGAGAATCACCTCGGGCTCGATCTTCCAATCGACACCCAACCAGGCGTACAGCACGAAGACGGCGTCTGCGACAGCGAGTTGCCCCACCATCGCACCGACGGACCACCGTGCCACTATCGATTTCAGTCGCACATCGAGATCGTGATCGGCGAGAACGACCTCGTCGAGCGTCGTCGGTCGACCGCGTCGACGAGCGAATATGTGCCACCATCTGCGCTTCTTCGGCGGCGGTCCTCCCGAGGCCGAAATCAGTCTCGGCTGCTCGGGCTCCTTGCGAGCCTCAGCCAGAATGCCCTCGATCGCATCGCGATCTGTCGCCTCTTCCTTGCTCAGCTTCGGCTCCTCACCGGGATCGCCCGCAGCGCCGTCTACCCCCCGCTCCTGGTTCATCGGGCCAGCCGGCGGTATCCCAGGTTGTCGAGGTGGAACTGCATCGCATGGAGGGAGACGCCAAAGAACCGAGCCATTTCGAGCGCGCTCTTGCCAGCGTTGACAAGCTCCTTCACGGCGACAGGTGGCATGAGGAGGTGCGCGGCGAACGTGTTCGCGAAGATCTCGTCCGCGTGGGATCCCTCACTCGATCGACCGTCCCGACGGTCTACGAATCCGACGAAGTCGTCCGGCATGTCCCGACGCCGTTCAAGGTGCCCGAGCTCGTGGGCCGCGGTGAACTTCCGGCGCACGGGAGCATCGTCGATGTCGACATAGATCTCTGCCTCCTTGCCCGGATCCTTCTTCAACAAGCCGCTGACGTTGCCTGGAAGCTGCGCTTCATAGACCTGGATTCCCATCCGCGAAGCAACAACTACTGGGTCAACCGGGAATCGGTCAGCATCCCAAGCCTGCTCGAGGACCGCCGCGGCTGCTCGCCGTGCCTCGCCCTTGATCGTCATGGTCGCTCCTTTCCCACATCCCCGACTTGCACACCTATACACAACAGAGTAGACGGTCCGCTGATTCCGTCGACCTCGACTGGCTACGGGCGTCGGATTGGAGACGTGGAGCCGGACACCGAAGCCATGACGAGCAGGCGAGGCCCTGTCACTGGCCCCGGTAATCATGGACGCCATGGCCGAGCATAAGTGGGCACCGCCCGAGCACCAGGACGTACCGATCTACGCAGCCGAGTCGCTGTCCCTCGACCAGATCGGCAGCCCCGAGCAGCTTGACGCCCCGGAGCCCGTGTGGGTCGCGAACCTCCGGTTCGACCAGATCGGCGTGCTCGACAAGGTGAAGGCGTTCGTGATCGCCCGCTCCGACATCGCCGTGTACGTCGAGATCGCGTGGCAGGGACGGCTGCAGCGCGCCTGGGTGCCACGCGCGTCCGTGAGCCGCCGCCAGCTCACTCCCCGCCGCGACTGATGGCACGCCGACGCCGGGACCGGTGGACGCTCGGGCCCGCGTTCTCCCTGCCCGAGCTCGCCCGCGGAGGCCCGGACTACGACGTCGCCCCACCCGACCCCGTGCTCGCCTGGGTGCAGTTCCCCGACCGCATCCTCGAAGTCGAGGCGCACGTCATCGCGTACACGGAGCGCGCGGTCCTCGTCGAGTGGGGGTTCTCGCAGGCCGCCGAGTGCGCGTGGGTCTGGCGGGACGCCGTCCGATCCCGCGAACAGGGGCAGGCGCGGACGGTACCCCAGCCATAGAGTGATGCTCACCATGAACCGCATCGCCGCCATCACCGCCGGACTCGCGATCGTCCTAGCTGTCGCCGGGTGCGCGTCGACGCCCGAGAACGACGCTCCGCAGACCAGCAGCCCCGAAGCCGCCACCTCGCGGACCACGCCGTCCACGACGCCGGCGCCCGTGACCGTGATCGTCCCTGACGCATCGGTGGGCATCGCTGCTGAGGTCTCGAAGATGGTCGAGTTGGGGCTCGACGTGACGGTGACCGACGCCAAGGGCGAGGACGTCACGAGTCATTTCACCGATCCGGACTTCGGCGCTGATGCTGTCTTCGTGTCGCAGAAGCCGGCGGGCGGCGCGGAGGTCGACGACGGCGCGGCCGTCGCCGTGAAGGTCCGTGACCCGAAGGTGGTCGTCTCGGCGGACTTCTCCGGGCCCGGCGGTTCGATCACGAGCCTCGACGGTTCAGCGCTCAGCCAGATCACGGACGCCCCGCAGCACTGGGAGAAGGAAGTGCCGTACGGCAGCACGACCGACTACACCTTCACGAACCCGTACGCGGCCGGGACGCTGACCTGCAAGGTGACGCAGGAGGGCGAGGTCGTGCAGACGAACACCGCGTCTGGACCGTTCGCCTCGACCAACTGCTGATCGTCGTGGCTACCAGCACGCCGACTCCGACGGGGACGCCTGACGTCGGGAGCGTCCTCGCCAGCATCGATCTCGGCGACTTCTTGAGCACGTTCATCGCGACCCTCGCTGGTGCGGCAATAGCGGCGCTCGTATCGTTCTGGATCCTCCGCGCTGAACGGCAAGACCGTTACCACGAGCGCATGCTGTCGGCGATTCGGAGCGTGATCGCCGCGATCCTCCGATTCTCCGACGCGGCGCTGGTGAAGGACGCCGTCGAGGAGGAGCGATGCGCGGTCCTCGCGCAGTCCGAGATAGCCATACTCGTCGCCGTCTGTCGCGGCGAGGACGCTCAGCTAACCCTGCTGATTGGCACCGAGTTCACGCACCTCTCTGCACTGCAGAACTCGACCCGCGCGGCCAACACCGCCGAGCTCGTCGGGCCTCTCGGCGCTATGGCGAATCCGAATGCGAAGCGCAAGGCGATCTCGGAAGCCGTGCACAAGATCGCGGCTAAGTTCCAGCCTTACCCGCTCGCGGACGGTTCGATCCCGGAATGACGAAAGACCCCCTCGTCGAGCTCCTGGAGGAGCCCGCGAGGGGGTCTTTGTCGTCAGCCCGTGGGCGCGTCCGAGGGCTCGCCTGTCGGTTGATCGGTCGGCGCTGGGGTGCAGGTGCCGGCGACGTCGGACGTCGTCGCGTCGGTGAAGGTGAACCGGAAAGCCGAGCCTGTGTCGGTGAGCACGCAGCTCACCGAGGCGACGCCGCGGCCGTCCTTCCCGTCGGCGCCGTTCTTGCCGTCGGCGCCCGGTGTGCCCGCAGGCCCGGCCGGTCCTTGCGGTCCTGCCGCGCCGTCTGCACCCGGCGGGCCAGTCTGCCCGGGCACTCCCATCTCGCCGGCGGTACCGGTGGCACCGATTCCGCCTGCAGAGCCGGGTGAACCGTCGTCGCCGTTCCGCCCGTCGCGCCCGTCTGCACCGTCCGCACCGTCCTTCCCCGGAGGGCCCGCATCGCCGGTGGACCCGGTCGCGCCGGGCGTCCCGGACGACGACGAGGTCGCGGCGGACGGTACCTCCGACGGGTCCGTGGTGAGCGGCTCGACGCCCTCCTTCTGCGACTGGTCGTAGAGGCTCTTGTACTCCTCGAACAGCCGGTCATAGCGGGACGACGCCTGCCCGAGCTGGTCCGTGAGGTCCTGGTTCTGCTGGCTCAGCGTCGCGGACCTCGCCCGAGCCGTGTCGATGGTGGCCTGGTTCTGGAACAGGATCAGCGCGATGACGAGCGCCGCTGCGAGGAACATCCCCGCGGTCATGATCGGGATCGCCCGCGCGCGGAGGGTCCCGACGACGACCCGCGTCATGGCGTGTGCACGGTGCCGCATCAGCCACCCCCGAATCGTGTGTAGAGCGCGATCGCCGCGGAGAACACCGCGACGCCGACTGCGAGCAGGTTCCCCGTCGTCCACCGCGACTTCTCCGACAGCTCGGCGAACCGTCGAGCGACGTCGGCGCGGTCGGCGGTCGCCTGGGTCTCGATGCGGTCGAAGTGCTCCTTGTCGGCATCGCGGTCACGTTCGTAGACCTGCGATGAGACGCCGGTCTGCTTGATCTCGTTGACCGTGCCCTCGATGCGCTTGAGTGCCCGGGTCATCTCCCCGGGCCCCCACACCTCGTTTTCGTCCGTCGCCATGCGGACCCCCTTCTACTGGCGGGCGATCAGGACTCAGCGAGGTGCCGGGGCTCCTCGGGGATGGTGCCGGACTGCTCCGACTCGTCGGTGCCGATGGTGGGCAGGGTGGTGATCACCGGGACCTGGCCCTCAGGCGTTGCCGTGGCGTCGACGCCCCGCTTCGCGTCGACCCGGATCCACGTCGCGACCTCGGTGACGAGCGCCTTGAACACGGCGGTCGCGAGCAGCAGCACGTTCGCCTTGGTCACGTGGCCGTCCGTGACGGACCAGGCGGTGACGGCGGCCGAGAGGAGCACGAACACGATCGATGCGCCCGTCTTCGCCGCCCCGCGCCACCGGCGGTCGACGAGAGGCAGCCAGTAGTCGGTGCCGGTCGAGAGGAACAGCAGCACAGCCTGCACGATCGTCGACCAGGTCAGCAGTGTGCCCGTGGTCGAGTCCGCCGCCGTCGTGAAGACGCCCGCGAGGGCGACGAACAGCGGCAGCAGCGTGGTGCCGTACCGCGTCACGAGGGCGCTCACCGGAGCTTCTTCAGGATGCGCTCGACGACCTGGATCTCGTTCCGGTTGAACTCCACCGGGTTGTCGAGGGTCGACTTGTCGAGTCGCTCGAGCAGGGCGAACTGGTCCTTCGGGTCGAAGACCTCGCCGGCGACGGTGATGTTGTTGAGCACGGTGGTGTGAGCTCCGAGCTTCACCTTGGAGATCGTCACCCCACGCTCGTTCTTGTACTGGTAGCGCTGCATGTCCTGCTCCTCAGGCTTGATGACCGGCACGGGTGCCGGGGTTGGGATGGGCTTCGGTGTGGGGATGCCGCCGTTGACGAGGACCGCTCCGCCGTAGGAGTCGATCCAGCCGAGGACGGGGCGGCGGCCGGTCTGGACGTAGCGGGTGCCCATGGTGACGTCGGCGATCACGCCGAGACCGTTCGCGTCGGTGGCTCGGACGACCCAGTCGCGCCAGTCGTCGGAGTCGAGTCCTTCGCCGGTGAACATCGCGACGTCGCCGTAGGGCCAGTTCACGTCTCCCGCCCATCGCGGACCGGCAGTCGCACCGAACACGGCGATCGCGCCGGCGAAGGGCTTCACGGTCAGCGGGTGCCGCCGCGCGGCCGGGGCGTGCTCCCACGCGGCCACGGCTGACGGCAGCGGTGTGGTGTTCTGGAACGCGCCGAGCGCGAGCCACACCCACCGGGTGCACTTGCCGGGCTGGTTCCGTCCGGGCCCGTAGCGGAGCCCGTTGTCCCCGGTCCCGGACATCTCCCGGAACCGGGCGGGGGCGTTGCGCACGTCGAGCGTGAGCGTCATGGTTCCTCCTGGAACGACGAAGGCCGCCCCGAAGGACGGCCTAGATGTGAGCGACGGTGCTACTTGGAGAGCTCCGCGATGGACTGGTCGAGCTGCTTCACGCGGGCGGCAGACTCGTCGGCACGAGCGGTGATGATGCCGATGGTGACTCGGTCCGCGTCGATGGAGCGCTGCAGGTCGTCACGCTGACGCTGCAGGATCCCGACAGTGTTGTCCGGGTACACCGGAGGCATCTGGGTTCCGTCGTCAGCCGTCGTGCCCTTTGGCGCGCTCTCAGCGGGCGCGGTGTCAGCGGTGGTCATGGGTCTGTACCTCCTAGCTCGCGGGGAAGGGTGGGTAGCCGCCGAAGTCGAGCGCCCCGGAGCCGCCCGACGGGCCAATGAGGTCGATCGCCCCGCCACTGTGGACGCGGACGATCCACTGTGTCGGCGTCGTTGTGCCGTTGCGGTCGATCCACGCGCGGCGGATGCGGGCGGGGCGGAAGCCCGCAGGCAGGACGAACATGCGCTGATTGGTCGCAGTCGGTGCGACGAGGCCATCGAAGTAAATGACGCCGTTGAGCCGTCGGTATCGGAACGGACTGTCGGCGTCGTTCGTGCCACCAGCGAGAGCGGGCTGAATCCAGCCGGTGTCGCCCAGCTGCGCGTCCACACCGCCGATGAAGAACCCATCGGCTCGTATGTTCGTCGCAGTCAGGCCCTGGACCTCCATGATCGGTTTGAGGCCGTTCTGGCTGGTCCACCACTGATTGCCGTTCTGATCGAACAAACGGTCGCCGATGAACGCGACGTCGATCTTGATGCTTGGCGCGTAGCAGCCAACAGGACCGTAGGGCGTCCCGGTGGCGCGTTCCCCGACGTAGAAGTTGCTGCTGATGCCACCGACAAGCCGGAGTCCGCCAGCGTCTCCGCTGATGACGCCGGCCTGCGCCCCGGTGGCGTCGAACACTCGCATCGACGTGCCCTGAATCTCAATGCGCTGGCCGCTCGCAGCCGACCGGTACACGGTGCCGGTGAGCGTGACGCCGTTGAACGTGGTGACGTCGATCATGCCGGCAGTGATCTTCTTCGCCTGAACGACGTTGGCGAACAGGTAGTCGATGACCGCCTGAGACATCGTCGCGCCGGACGCGACGAACAGGTTCGACACGTTGACGGTCTGGAAGTTCGCCGTTGCCGCCGCGATCTTCTGCGCGACGAGCGCAGCGATCGCTGCCGATCCGGCCGTGAGCTTCGCGACGTCAAGGTTCGCAATGACCTCGGATCGGATCTGCTGCGGCGTCCACACCGGAGCCGCGAGGGTCCCAGACTGCAGCCACTGCCCGGCGACGTTCTTCGCCGTATCCCAGAGGAACCAGATGGTGCCCGTCGGGGCGGTACCCGATGGGCCCGCCGAGTCCGAGAACAGGATCAGCGGCTTGCTGTCGGCGGTCGCCTGCGCTGCCTTCGCTGCGTTCGACGCGGCGACGGCAGCTTGGTTTGCGGCGGCGGCGGCTGAGGCGGCGTCGGTCGCTGCCTTGTCGGTGACCTGGACCCAGTCCGCCTTCGAGGTGTCGTACGCCCACGGGGTGTTGTCGCTCGAGCGGATCCAGAGGTTCCCGACCGCTGCGTTCGTACCAGTCGGCTTGGACAGCTGGTAGATGACCTTGCCCTTGCCGTTCGCGATACCCGCGGCGGCGAGGGCGGCGGTGTTCGCGTCGGTCGCGGTCTGCTGCGCGACGCCTGCTGCGGCACTGGCCTGTGCGGCGACGTTCTTCGCGGCCTGCGCTGCGGCCGCGGCGGTGGCGGCGGCCTGGGCGGCGGCAACGGCCTGTGCGTCGGTGATCGGCTCCCACTTCGCCGTGTCCGGGTTGTACCGGTTTGGCTGGTTCTTCGGAACCCCAGCGGCGTTGGTCGAGATGTCGATCCAGAGGTTGGCGGCGGTCGCACGCGAACCCGTCGGCGCCGAGATCTGGACGATCGTCTCGCCCTTGGAGGCCGCGAGCCCGGCCGCCGCGAGAGCCGCCTCGGAGGCCGCTTCCGCTTCGGTCTTCGCGCTGCCGGCCGCCTTGATCGCGGCGTCGACGTCGCCGGACAGCCCTTCGACCTGCTGCCCGAAGGCGTCGCGGATCGCCTCCTGCGACTCGTCGATCTCCTCCCGAGCTACCTCGAGGTCGACGGCCGCGAGCGCAAACCGCTCGTCGAGTTCGTCCATCGTGTCGGCGATGGTGTTGCCGAGGTCAGAGATGGCGGTCGCGTGCTCATCGATATCGTCCTGCAGCTGCGGGATCGACCCCGCAGCCTCGTTCCCGGACACGAGAGCATCGCCCACGAGCACCGGCGCCGTGGCCTCGTCGTCCGGATCGTCGAAGCCGACCGACGACGACGACAGCATGTCGCCCGTTGCGAGCTTCCGGAGGAGCTGCTCGAGCCCGGCGACCTTCAGGCCCAGTTCGTCGAGCTCAGACACAGATCAACCTCCGTAGATGAACGAGTCCGACCGCCTCAGCGTCAGATCGAAGATGCGGTCAGAAACGGGCTGCTCCTCGACGATGCGGTGCAGCAGATCGATGCGGCCGTGGCCCTGCAAGGTGACGCGGACGAGGACGTCGTCGCCGAGCTGCCACGCCTTCCCGGCCTGCCGGCGCACGCGGAGCTTCTGCACCTCGAGCACCTTCTGCCGAGTGGCGAGCTCCCGGTTGATGATTCGGTCCATGCCCGCCGAGGTCTTCACCATCTTGTTTGTCACGACGACCGCCCTGCGGATGCGGCCGTTCCGGCGGGCCGTTGACCGCCGCACAGACCGTGACCCCTCGCCGGCACCGATCCCGACGACCTCCGACGCGTACTCGTCGCCGGGGACCGTCGCCTCGATGACGTCGACGACGTTCACGCCCTGCTCGAACACGACGTCGTCGTTCTTCCGCCCTGCACGTGGGTAGAGGATCTGGAACGTGGACGTGATGGTGTCCCCGGTCATCTTCCACGTGTCGAGGTAGTCGAACGGCCCGTCCTCGGCGAGGTCCTGCACCGTGTTGCCGCAGTCCGGGGCTTCCCACCACAGCAGCTCGTACGCGCCGCCGTCTTCGCGGGCTCGCTCGTTCGCCTTGACCTTCCGGTCATTCGCGAGCTGCTTCGCGGCCTTCGCCTGGGCGACGACCTTCGTCTGCACGTCGACGTCCGCCTGGTGCGCCTTGATGTACCCGTTCTGCTGCTTCTTCAGCGCCGCGACCCGGTCCACCTCGGCCTGCGCCTGATCGACCCCGGCCTGCGCCCGATCGATCGCAGCCTGGTTCTTCGGCTTGATCTTCTTGGCGTCCGAGAGCGCCTTCTTGGCGTCCGACAGCGCCTTCGTCGCGGCCTGCCCCTGCTGCACGTACTTGCTGTACGTCTTCCGCGAGTCGGACACGATGGCCGCCAGCCGCTTCCGCTCGGCCACCTCGGCGTCGTACGCCCGTCCGGCGGCCACGTAGGCCCGCTCGTACTCGAGCGCCTCACGGGACGAGCGGCTGCCGACGCGGATGCGGGTCGACCCGGCGACTTCGATTCCGAGGTCGCCTTCGTCTTGCCCCTGCACGTGGTGGAAGATCAGCCGCACGATGTCGGCCGGGTCCGTCTCCGCGAGCCGCTGCACCGGGCCGAGGTACGGGGTGCCGAACAGGATCGTCGAGTCAGTCTGCGCCTCGCACACCCACTCGGTAGCCGAGTCGTCGGACGAGATGACGATCCCGCCCCACAGCACCTCATCGGTGTCGGACACCTTGTAGACGCGGGTGCCCCACTCCTGCACGAGCGGCTTCTGGTCGACGTCCGAGATGCGGCCGGCGAACTCACCCGTCATGCTGAACTGCAGCGACCCGGACCCGTTCAGGGCCCGCGTCGGCTGCTTGGTGACGTTCACGGGGGCGTCGGTGCTGAGGGTGGCGCCGGTGAGCGCCCGCTTCAGAATCCACCGGTCACCCATCACACGATCCGCTCGTAGAACGTCACGACGAACTTGATCTGGGCGTACTGGTCATAGCGCAGATCGCCCCGGGCGGCGGCTTCCTTGCGCATGAAATTGCTCGGCTTCACCGTCCTGCCACGCTGCGAGCGGACGTCGCCGTAGACAGACGACTGATGCACGAAACGGGTGTTGCTGCCCGAGGACACGTCCGCGTTGTACGCCATCTGGTCGCCGTCGACGACGACCGTCGCCCCGTCCGCGGCACGGAGCGACACGTTGGCGAACCCGTTCGAGCTCCCCTGCGCGGAGAGCTGCGAGATGGTCACTTCGACCTCGGCATGTGTCGCCCAGTCGGGGACGACGATCGAGGGCTGGAAAGGCGGGAACAGCGTCCCGGCGGTGCCGGCCAGGGAACCGACAGACATGCCGAGGTCGCGGGCAACGATACGGGTCTCTCGCGGTCGAGCGAGCTTGCGCAGGTCCGCGATCATGGCGTTCGTGATCGTGCCGGTGTTCGCCGGGATGGTCACGAGCGCGAGCGCGAAGCCGACGTCGCTCCCGTGGCCGGGGACGTCCTGCAGGCGCGTCGTGCCCGCCGGCACGTTCTCGATGACGCGCGTGAACATGAACGGCCCCTTGACGGGGTCCGCTCCGTTGTTCTTCCACTGCGACCCGCCGGCGGCGTTCGGGTCCTCGACACGACACACGACCAGGTCCCGGCGGACGCCCGTCGACCCGGTCGCCGTGATGGTCACGACGTCCGGGTCCGGGTTCGCTGCGATGTAGGACTGCTCGTAGCTGTCGGCGCCGCGGTTCAGCATCAGCGCCCCGCCCGCGGAGACCGACAGCTGGTTGTTGGGCACGGGCTGCGCGACGACCTTCAGGTCACCGGGCTGCGCGATGCCCTCCGCGCCGCCGGTCGCGACGAACGCGAACATTCGGGCGACCTGCTCAGGGGTCTCGGCGTCACCGCCGACGAGCCACGGGTTCGACCAGGTCATGTCTGTTCCTCTCAGGGAGTTGCGTGTGCGTCGCGCCACTCGATGAACGCGCGCGGGCTGCCAGTTGGGGCAGTGCCGGTGAGGATGAGCTCGTACGTGCCCGTCTGCAGGAACGCGTCGTCGTACCGTGACGACCCGACGCCGAGCGGCACAGAGCCGCCGCTGTTCCTGCGGACGGCGTCCCGCGCCCACGGGACGGTGGTGAGGTCGACCCAGTCGTCGTAGACGAGGTTCAGCGTGGGGAACGAGAACTGCCACGCTGTCGACGGTCCGATGACCCGGACGATGGGTGCCCGGATGGGCCCGCGAACGCGGAGCGTCGGCCAGGTGCGGATGTCGCTGTCGACGTCGAACTGGACGCTTCGGCTGCCCGGAGGGCTGCCGACGACGATCGGCGTTCGGATCGGCGTCTTGAACCCGCCGGTGCGGGACGTCACCAGTCCGACGTCCGCGCTGCGGAGCGCCCCGTACCAGACCGGGTCCGCTGCGAACCACTCGGCGCCGACGTCGGCGGACGGAGGCGTGTGGTCGTACCGGGTGTCGGCGGTCGCGATGCGGCGGGGGCGGCCGAACGACGACCGCCCCCGGTCCGAGATGAGCTCCCCGACGACGTCCGGGTCGCGGCGCACGGTGTCGCCGCGCCACAGCGTCTTCAGACGGTCCTCACGGTCGCGCGTCTCGTACTCGCTCGAGCCGTCGACGCCGAACGTGAGGGCGAACGTCGCCCCGCCGTGCGTGTCCCGGCCGAACAGCGTGCCGTCGACGCCGGCCATGTTCACGTCCTGCGTGGCGATGTCGTATTCCTGCAGCTCGGGGGGTCGCCGCAGGAAGGTCCCCGACTCGTCGGTGAACTCGTACGGCGACTCCCCGGGGAGCAGCAGGGACCATGTGCCCGTCATCGGCGCCGCCCTCCTCGCACCTGGGTGCGGTACCTGAACATGACCGTGTCGAGATCGCTCCGGAAGTCGCCGGTCGACTGCAGCACGGGGGCGAACACGTCGTTCCCACCGCCAGCAGGTGCCTGGACGATGATCGGCGCCGAGGACGGCGGGGCGTACGACGCCCGGGTGATCTGCCCGCCGCTCGCGTACCCGCGCGCGCCGGCCATCGCCGACATGAGCTGCTGCTTCGACAACATCCCCTGGTTGATGGCATGCATGATCTGCGGCCCGTACATCGAGGCCGAAGACTCACGGATCATCCACTCGCCGTTCGACGCCCAGATCGGGATGTCGTCCGACGTGCCGGTGCCCGGCCCGACGATCCGGCCGCCAGTCGCCTTCCCGTTCTTGAAGACGCCGTTGGTGTTGCTCGGCGTCGCGACCTCGACCCGGTTCGTGGTGATCGTGATCGTCTTCTGCGTCGGGATGCCCAGGAGCGTGTTCGCGACGTTCTGCAGCGCCTGCTGCGCGACCGCTGTCGCCGCGTTGACCTGGGTGCGCTTCTCCTTCGGCAGCGCGTCGAGCTTCGCCTGGTAGTCGCTCACCGGAGCGGCTGCCTGCGGCGCGTTGTTCTGGAACAACGTCGCCCAGTCCGTCGGCGTGCCGATGATCTTGTCGGCGTACGCCTGTGCAGCATCCCCGGTGATCCCGTACTGGCCGAGAGCCGCGATCAGCTCGTTGCGACCCTGCTCCATCGCCGCGGTCGCCTGCTCCTGCGACCCCGTCTGGGTGTAGATCGCTCCCGCAGCGTTCTCCGCGGACTGCGCAATCCCGTCGAGCGCCGCCTGGTTGCTGCGGCCCTTCTCCGTCGAGATGTCGAGCGTCGCGCCGTTCTCCTTCACGGAGGCCGTTACCCCGTCCACGGCAGCCTGGAACTGACGTTTGGCCTCCCGGGCGTCCAACGTCGGCGACGTCAGGTTCTTCAGCGCGTTGGCCGTGTCCTGGATCGCCTTCGCGGCGTCCTCCGCAGACTTGTCCATCTGCTGCAGGGCGTCCGCGTTCTCCTTCGTCGGGTTCTTCGCCGACTTCGCCGCGCCCTCGTAGTCACCCATGGCGAGCTTGAGCAGGTTCGACTTGGACGCCGAGATGCCGAGCGCCGTGGCCTGATTCGTGAGCTCGGCCTTGTAGTCGGGCATCAGGTTGATGAGCTGGGAGGTCTGGTCCTTGGTCAGCTTCTGCTGGTCAACGAGATCCGAGAACGCCTTCGATGCGGCGGGGGCGTCTGCCTGCGCGACCTGGGAGAGCGCCTTGCCGACGTTCTCGATCGACCGGGCTTCCTCCTTCAGGGTGCCGACCGCGATGTACTGCTTCTTCGAGTTGACCAGGGACGCGAAGTCGTCTCCGACGACGCGCAGGACGGTACCGGTCGTGAAGCCCTCGTCGCCGAGGTCCTTCATGATTCGCGGCAGGTCCTTCAGGTTCTCGCTGATGTCGCCGGCGAGGAACTTCGAGACGCCGGACCGCTGCCCGGCGAGGTCGAGGAGCTTCGACGCGTCGACGGTCGTGGAGATCGCGTTGGTGAGCTTCTCCTGCGAGACCGCACCCGACTCGGCTGCGACGATGATCGAGTTCACCGCGAGGGCGCCGGCAGCCATCGCGAGACCCCAGGGGCCGAGGAGGAAGCCAGCGGTCGCTGCGAGGCCGCGCCCGAGCCCGGACGCCGCCTTCAGCCCCGCACCGGCGGCACGGGAGACGCCGGGGATGCGGGATGCGGAGAGGGTCTGCAGGGCGGCACCGAAGGCGACGACCTTGGGCACAGCGATCAGCATCGTGCCGCCGCTGAGGGCAACCGCTGCGGTCAGCGCGCCGACTCCGAGCACGACGCCCTGGACTGCGCCCGGGGCCTGGTTGTAGGTGTCGAGCAGGTCGGTGACGACCTGCACGGCCGCTCGGAGTGGCCCGTCTGCGGCTTCGCCGGTGACGATCGCGGCGGTCTGGAAGGTGGCCTTGAGCTTGGTGAGGTCGCCGTTGAGGTTGTCCATCTTGCCGACGGCCTGCTCGGTCGCGAAGCCCTGCTCGTTGACGGACTTCGTCCACTTGTCGACGGCGTCCGCGCCGCCGTTCATGAGGATCGTGGCGACGGTGATCTGCTCGTTGCCGAAGATGCGGCCGAGGGCAGCGTCGCGCTCTGCGTCACCGAGGCGTCCGAGCCGGGTGTGCAGCTGCTCGGCTGCCCCGTTGAACCCGATGAACTTGCCCTGGGCGTCGTAGACGTTGATCCCGTACTGCTTCATCGTGTCCGACGCGATCTTGGACGGCGCCGTCAGGGAGAGCAGCACACCGCGGAGGCCGGTGCCGGACTGCTGGCCGAGGATGCCGTTCTGCGCGAGCAGCGCCATCGTGCCGACGGTCTGCTCGAGCGAGATGTTCGACGAGGCGGCGACAGGGCCGATGTACTTCAGGCCCTCGCCGAGGTCGGAGACGCCGCCGAGCGCCTTGTCAGCGCCGGCTGCGAGCAGGTCGGCGATGTGGGTCACGTCGCGGCCCTTGAGCCCGAACTGCACCATCGTCGACGCGGCGATCGAGGTCGCGTCCGCGACGTCGATCTGGCCAGCGGCGGCGAGCTTCAGCGAGCCGGACAGCGCCCCGCCGTAGATGTCGTTGGCCTGAACGCCGGCCTTGACGAGTTCGATCTCCGCGTCGGCCGCCTGCGTCGCCGAGAACCCGATCGCCGTGCCGGTCTCGAGCGCAGCTTGCTTCAGCTGCCGCTGCTCGTCCGCGGTCGCATGCGACAGCGACTTGACCGACGACATCCTCTCGTCGAAGTCGGCGTACGACTTCACCGCGTACGCGACGCCGGCGGCGGCGACGGTCCCGATCGCGAGGAGCGGGACCGCCACCTCCTTCGCCTCGTCCTTGACCGCGGCGAGGCTGGTCGCGGCCTGCTTCGCGTTCGCGACGATCGACTTCGAGAACTGCTGCCCCGCACGCTCACCGCGGGCGAGTTCGTTGGAGAACCCGTCCATCGACGCTGCGACGGTGAGCTTCACACTGCGGTCGGATCCGAAGGACACGGAGCACCTGCTCTCTCTGCCCTGAGCAGGGCGTCAGTCGGTCGGAGGCGGAGAGGCGTTGCGGCGTCGACGCTTGCGAGCGCCCTTCGGCTCGACGCGCACCCGGTGGACGGGCACGACGAGACCGGCGTGCGGGTCGCGTTCCTCCTTGCGGAGGTCGGCGACGAAGTTCAGCCGTGCCCGCTCGGCGAGGTCGTACGTCGGCGAGAACACGAGGTCGCCCTCCGGCGTCGTCTGCGGCGTGCCGGCGACGAACCGGTAGTGGGAGTCGGGGAGGTCTGGGTCAGCGTCTGGGCTGGTCGCCTCGGACATCAGGAACCCGTGTCCGCCCTCCTCGCGCTCCACCTCGAGGAGAGCGGTGAGCCATTCGATGTCGGTGGGCCCGAACTCGGACTCGAGGGTCGTGGTGGACGACGAGAGCCGCCCCTGCGCGTCGTGCTCGTACACGGTGCGCTGAGACGGCTCCCACCCCTGCAGCTTGCGGACGGACCGGCCGGTGTCTCGCGACAACGTCACCAGGGCCCGCAGCGCGAGGTCCTCGGTCAGTCTTTTTTCAGTCGCCCCAGACGGTTCGACGCCTGCAGCACGTTGAGGTTGATCTGCAGGTTGATGATGTTCGAGATGTCCCAGCCGGACGCGATCTCGAGGATGTAGTTCCAGTCGTCCTCGTCGAGCGGCTCGGCGCGGTGGACGACGCCTCCCACCTCGACGTAGGTCTGCTCGGGGTCGCGCTTCGCCCCCTCGGGCAGTGCGTCCTTGACGTCTACGGTGGACCGGCGGGCGGCCGCGATTGCGACGGCGTGGTGGTTGTAGCCGAGGTCGATGTCGAACTGCACATCGAGGCGCGGCGGGAACTTGTCGGCGAGGTCACTCCACTCGACGCCGGCGAGCTTGGTCATGTGGAGCTTGTGGAGGTGCTCCCGCTCGCGCTCGGTCAGCGCCTCGAGCTGCTCGCGGTGTCGCTGCTGCAGCGCGACCATCTCGTCGCGCAGCTTCTTCAGCTTCGGCGGGACGGTGCGACCGGCGGCTGGTGCGGCGACGCGGTCGATCTCCGTGGAGAGCGTCTGCTCCTCCTGCGCCTGCTGCTGCAGGAGCGTGTTGCGTTCGCGCGCGAGCTCGACGTCGAGCACGACCTGCACAGTGCCTGTCGGCGGCTTGTAGCTCTCGCGGGCCTTGGCGATGTTGCCCATGATGATCCTCCCCGGATCTCCCGGATGGTGGTGTGGACGCGGGCGGCAGCTCCGGGGAGGACTGCCGCCCGCGTGTCTTGCGGGGAAGGGCTACGCGGCGAGCGTGTAGTCCTCGAGCACGTTCCGGCGCGGCGCGAGCGCCTGCGTCTTCGTGAACTTGCCGCCCGACGCCGTGTTGCGGACCTTCGTGCCAGCGACGACGTCGAAGATGTCCCACTTGTCGGTGGTGGCGAAGTCCTCCTCCCACGGCGTCGCGTAGCGGGCGAACAGGATGTACTCCTCGCCCTCCTGCAGCAGCGGGTCGGCCTCGTCCTCGTCGCCGCCGTAGACGTACGTCAGCGAGGCGGTGTGGGTGACGGGCCCGAAGCCGCCGAGCACCTGCCGGAGCGCGAACCGCGGGTCGGTGGTGGCGTCCTGCGCCTTCCCGTGCGTCCAGCCGTCCGTGGTCAGGGAGTAGGTGATGTCGACGGTGGTCGCCGCCTTCAGGTCCGCCAGCGTGGGCGGCCAGGTGGTGATCGCCGACTTCGGGGCCGCGAGGAGCGCGAAGTTCCCGTCGACGTCGACGCTGGGGGGCAGGATGAGATCGCGAGTCACGACGTGACTCCTTCCGTGGTCACGCCGGCGTCACCGGCGGTGGTGTCGGCCACGGCGGTCGCCGGGGACGTGTTGGGGGCCGTGGGCAGCTCGTCCGGCGACTTCGGACCGGAGTCCTTGCTCGCCGGCGGCTTCTTTGCCCGGGGGCGCCGCGGCTTGGCGCTGTCCGCCTTCGAGTCCTGGGGCGGCTCGTCGGTGTCGTCGACGGCTCGCTTTGCGGCCGCAGTCGGCTTCCCGGTTGCGGTCTCCGCGGGCCGGTAGACGTCAGGCCAGCGGTCGGCGGTCGCCTTCGCGACGGTCACGAGGCGTTCATCGCCGTCCTGACCGATCACGACGTCGACCTTCTCGACGAGGGGCTTCTCTCGCATGAGCGGGTCTCCTTTTCAGGTGGTGGGGCGTGCGGGGTTGGACTCGAAGCCGTAGACGGCGATCGCGTACCAGACGGACGGCTGCACGGCGTCGTCCTCGGCGTTGCCCGGGCGCTCGAGGCGGGTGATGCGCTTCGTGGCGCGCCCTGGAACGACGGGGACGACGCCGCGACCACCAGGTCGGAGGCGCGCGTCGATCCAGCCGAGGACCTGTATCGCCCCCAGCTCGGACGTGCCGACGGCGTGGAGGATCCAGGACGGGCGGCGTGCGGCGACCGGGCTCGAGAACCGGTCGGTCTCGGTCGCCTCGTTCGACAGCGTGAGGACCGCGTAGGGCGGCGTGAGCACCTTGCCGTCGCTGCTCGTCGGCGCCGCACCGACACCGACGCGGCCGGCGAGCTGTGGGACGGTCTCGACGAGCGCTCGGAGCGCGACGGTCTCGTCGAACTCTGCGCTCACCATCCGATCGCCTTCAGGCCGTCGTCGATCGCCTTGCCGACGCCCGCTTCGAGGTCCTCGACGTTCTCCTGCAGCGCTGCGAGACCGTAGCCATGCGCCGGGAGCCGTGACGGGTTGTTCGGCGCACCGTATTCGAGGAGCAACGCGACACCGCCCTGGTTACCGGTGCCCTTCGTCGCGCCGATCTCGGCTTCGACGGCGTCGGCGAGCTCCTTCGTGTCGTACGTGATCGAGTACGGCACGCGGGGTGCTGAGGGCGTGCCCTGCAGCTTCTCCCGCCACGCGTTCTTCACGTGCGTGACGTTGACCTGCACCGCCTTGCGGACGAACGGGAGCGTCTCGGCGGAGAGCTGACCGAGCTGGGCGATGGCCTTGTCGAACTCCGAGAGATCGATGGTGACGGCGTCAGCCACTGCTGGTCACCTCCACGGGGAGCCGACGCGCGGTCGCGTACGTCTGCTGGTGTGTTCCGCTCACCGTGACGACGACAGGAGCCGTGGCGGAGTCGTTCGTGGCGAGCGTGATGGTCGCGATGTGGCCGACGCGAACCGCTGCTGAGCCGGCGGCGTCGACTGGGATCTTCAGCACGGCACCCTGCTGCACGAGCTGGCGGCCGGCTGAGTCGACGGAGCGTGCCTGGGTGTCGGCGGCGCGGTACTCGCATCGGCCCTCGTAGACCGTCGTGCGGGTCTCCGCGGGGAGCGAGGTCTCCGGGTCGGGGTCGCCGCTGGTCTTGACCTTCACGATGGTGCAGGTGTCGACCATCTTCGACTCAGCGGCGGCTCGGAGATCGGGGAGCGCTGCGGCGATGTCCGCGCCGAGGTCCGTCACGGTCGGTTCTCGTAGATCGGGGTGCCGGCGATGTCAGCACCGCACGAGCAGTAGGTCGCGCCCCAGAGCAGGTTGCACCAGGGCACGTGCCGGGAGCCGCGACCGGGCGCGGTGTCGAACGCGTACGCGCCGCCGCTCGCCTTCACGAGCCCGAGCTGCGCCCACCACTCGTCGAGGATGACGACGCGGCCCTGCCCCGACTGGTACGTCTTCGAGGACGAGCCGTCGTCGACCGACACGGTCACCTGTGTCGCGTCGTCCGGCTTCCGGATGTGCTTGACCACCGCCTGCCGGACGACGTAGTCGACCTTCTTCTGGTCGGGCATCTCCTTGCCGAGCTCGACAGCGCGGTCCTCGATGAGCATCTCGGCGTCATCGATCCACAGCTGCCACTGCTCGGCGAGAGCGGTGTCGGGGTCGGGGGCGGCCCGACCGAGTTCGATCGCGATCTTCGCGAGTTCGACGGTCATGACCGCCCCCTTCCGTTCACTCGTCCGAGGACTCGTCGTCCTCGTCGGTCTCCTCGTCGGTCTCCTCGTCGGACGTGTCCGACTCGGTGATCGCCGCGAGGATCTTCGGCTTCGTCTTCGCGCCGCCGAGGTCGATGCCGTGCTCGGACGCGAACGTCTTGAGCTGCGGCAGCGTCCACGAGGCGTCGGGGTCGCCCTCCGGCTGCTCGTCGGCGCCGACCGGCTTCCACTTCCCGCCGATGCGAGCGGCGAGATCGTCGTCGACGTCGACGATCACGCCGTGCTCCGTCTTGAACTGGGTCATGCTGCGGCCTCCTCGATGACGGCGAAGCGGTTGGCGAAGACGTACCAGCCGTAGACGATCTCGAGACGGAGCGCGATCTGGTTCTTGCGCTTCAGGTCGCCCTGACCGTCCGGGTCGCCGTACCGGATGATCTCGACGGGCAGCTCCCGCTGGACACCCCAGCGGATGCCGTTCTGGAAGTCGCCGACGATGCCTCGCACGCGGGTGTCCGCGGCGGCCTCCGGGAGACCGGAGACGGTGTCGCCCTGCGCCGACGGGATTCCGAGGAAGTCCGTGATGTCGGTGCCGAAGCCGAGGCCCGGGTAGCGGGGCGTGCCGGTGGGCTGGCCGCCCGAGAGCGCCTGCAGGCCCGCGAGGTCCCACGAGAGCTTCGGGTCGATCGCGAAGCCGTTGACGGTCTTGCTGTCGTTGACCAGCAGACCGACGGCCGCGCGCACCTCCGCGTCTGCGTCGACACCCGCGGAGCGCACGACGCGCTTCGTGGTCGCCGTCACGTAGTTGTCCCAGCCGTTGATGACCGTGCCGGTGAGCGGGTTGATGCGGTGCACGAGGCCGAGGTCCAGGCCGCGGGAGAGCGCGGTCTGGCCGGCGTCAGCGACCTCGCGGAGGATGCCGAGCTGGTAGTCCTCGTCCAGCCACTGCACCTCCTCGTTGAACCGCAGCGTGACCTGGCCCTTGTGGGGCTTGGCGGTCACGGAGCCGAACGACGTGCCCTGCGAGGCCTTGTCGGCGCCTTCCTCGACGAACTCCATCTTGGGGATGTCGTTGAAGGTGATGTAGTCGGTGGTGCCGAAGCGCTGCGGCTCGCGGGGCGAGAGTCGCGCGACGGTGGAGAGCGTCTTCGACGCCTTCACCATGCCGTCGGCGATGTTCCGCGGCATGAGCACCTTGGCGTCGTTGGTGCCGAAAACGGCCATGACGTTGGGTCCTTCCGGTTACTGCCCGCCGCCGAACAGCGAGCGCACCGCAGCGCGCTCGTCGTCGGCCTTGAGCAGGGGGGTCTTGCCCTCGTTCGGGGCTCGGTTGCCTTGCTTCTTCCGGTCCGCCTCACGCTCGGACAGGCGCTTCGCCTGTGCGGTGAGGGTTTCCTCGTCCGTACCGGTGAGGAACAGGTCGCGGTCCTCGGCACTGATGCCGTGGGCCGCAGCGATGTCGCTGCGGAGCGCGCGCGCCTCGGCGGCGGCGTGCTTCTGGGTCAGCTCCTCGAGCTTCTGCTCGACGGTCTTCGCGCCGGCGGCCTGCGTCTTCAGGTCGTCGTAGTCCGCGAAGCGCTCGGATGCCTTGCGGCGCTCCTCGCCACGGACCTTGGCGGCGTACTTGTCGAGGTCCTCCTGCGTGAAGGTCTTGCCCTCGTCGCCCTGCTTGCCCTTGTCGTCGCCGCCACCAGCGCCGCCGTCAGCGGCATCGGTGGAGTCGATGAACCGGAGCCAGGGGCGGTAGTACGCCGGCTGGAACAGTGGTCCTCGAGCGGTGATGGGGGTCGTATTCATCGGTACGTTCCGTTTCTGTCCCGTCGGACGTCAGACCGGCCTGAAACGCGGCCGTAGCGCTCTCCCCAGCGGGGAAGTTTGTGTCACCCGTGGATGTCCGGGTAGTTCTCGTTGAGGTACTCGCGGATGTAGGCGCGCTGCGCCGGCGTGCGGCTGCGCCTCGACGCGAGGTACTGGACCGCGTTCGCCTCGGGGCCGTGCTCGCCACCCCGGAAGACCGGGTAGGCGGTGCAGTGGCAGTTCGGGTGGGCCGCGAAGTTGGCCGACCGCTCCCGGTACACGGCGCCGCGGTCGGCGAGCATCCGGCAGAACTTGCAGCCGCCCGCCGCCGCGCGGGCCCAGCCGATCGCATCCGGGTCGCGCTTCCGGTTCCCGAGGACGGTGTCCCGGTAGGGGCGCGCCGTCTCGAGTTGCACGACCTGCGCCAGGCGGCTGTCGACGTCGTCGCCGTCCTCGGTCTCGCCGAACAGCGGCTCCGCAGCCCACGCGATGCCGCGTCGGATCTTCACGACCCTGTCGGCGACCGTCAGCGTGACCTGGAACGAGGAGCGCGCCCGAGCGATCTCTCGGGTCTCCTCGTAGAAGTCCGCGGCGAGGGCGGCGGAACCGTCGGAGTAGTACCCGATCAGCCCCGGCACGGTGTCGAGCAGCTGCAGCCGACGCGCTTCCGGCGCACCCGACGTGGTGGCGAAGACCGCTTGCGCGTCCTCCACCGCCGCGGCGGTGACGAGCTGCAGGTCCGCCCGCGACTCGTCAGGCGTTGGCATTGCCCTGCGTCCGGTTCGCGAGCGCCGTGATCACCGCGCGGCCCTGGAGCCGCTGCTTCTCGGCGAGGGCCTCGGTGATCTGCTGCTCGGTGAGACCGATGAGCTTGAGCCCGGTGCGGGTCTCGGCGAGCCACGGCACGGCGGCCAGCTGCTTGCCGCCGGCGTCCGCCTGGGCGGACTTC